ATAGGATCTATAGTCAGTTTAAACTTAATACCATTAACAGCTACATAGTTAAGGAACTGTCCTTCATCTAACGTAAGCTTACCACCTTCAGCCCTGATGTTGAAATTAGCATCAAGATAAGTAATAGAATTAGCCTTGTTAACAGCATCTTTATGGAATTGATATGCACCATATTCACCAGTGGATACTATGAATTCCCTCTTGTCTTCAGGAATTTTACCATAGGACATATCCATAGCAAAATCAGTAAGCATATCAAGTGAGAAAGTATTGTAAGTTAATATGTTACCATATTCCATCTGCTCATATAAACCATAACCAGACCTTATAACATTACCACTTTCTCCATTATGACCAAAAGTACCGTCAGCAAGTTTATTAGACTTACCGTGTCCTATCAGTCGTGCTTTGTCTCTTTCAAATTGTACATAGAAATCCCACCCAAGTTTGTCAATCCAACGAGTCTGTGTCTTTCCATTCTGATCAATAAAAGCAAATGCAAGAGGTTTATTTTTACCCTTGGATATCATATTTCCAGGAACTTCGTAATTCTTACGAATCATAGAAAGTACGTTTTCCATCTGGTAAGGAGCAGTATGATGAACACCGTTACCTCTCTTAGAGAGTTCTTGTTCAACCATACCAAAGAGCTCAGACCACATTGTATTAGCTGCTAAATCATCAGCAAGAATCCAGAGAGTGTCGTCTCCTGTAAACAACTGTATTTTATAACGCCATGTATTACCAAACTGTACAGGATCTTCAATAACCCTTAATTGATATACATCCGGTTTGTCTCCTACGATATGTGAAGTAGCCTCAAAATATCTTTCTGGAAACCACATATAGAAGATGCCTCTATTCAAACCGACCTGAGCAGCATCGGTAACTACAGTAGCTCCGAGAGCATCAGTGGTTGCTTTAATAAGAGGAATACTACGTTCATCTGATCCTTGTAAGAACCAACGATAAACAACATCATCATTAATGTACTCAGTAGGAAGACCATTTATAAAGGAAACAAAGTTGTCTGAACCAACATTAAGTTCGTAAAGACGATTCATTGTTTGACTTATAATTTCTGGTTCTTGCATACCAAGCCATCCAAGATGACTTTCTCTTGTTAACCCACTCCAATATTTAGGATCAACAATCTGCAACGGTGAAATTTTATTCATATTTTATAATTGTTTAAAAAAATTTTACTTACCAAAGATTCCTCTCATAGAATCTATGTTATCTTTAACAGTTTTATCCTGTTCAGGACTATTTATAACAGGGCTTCCTATAGAGGTTTTTGTGTTTTTTCTGGACTCAAGAGCACTTTCCAAGCTGTTTATTTCCTTTGTAACTTTAGCTTGACCGGCTTTATTCCAAGGTTTTCCTTTCTCAAAGAAGCCAGTTTCAAGAAGATAAGCCAGTTTAGAATCAAAGAAGATAGGATCTTCAGCCCTTTTAGCCCAAAGATTATTTGTTATTCTGCCTTTAGAATCCCTTACTTCTTTTGTTAAATGTTCGTACATTTTAGTCTTTACTTGCTTATTAATAGCAACACCTGGAATTACATCTTCCAGAGTATTGATAGTTTCTTTTAAAGAGTTTAATATTCTTTTCTTTTCGTCTTCTTTTAAAGCCAACTGATTAGCTGCTTCTGCTTCTTCTTCAGTAATTTGTTCTTTTATTGCTGCTTTTAAAGATGTCAGGTATTCTTTAGAGTCTTCAATATCATCTCCTAAATCTATACTACTTTGTACTAATCTTTCTATCTTTGCATCTGACATAGAAGTAGTTAGTTTAAAATAGTCGATCATTACTTTTTTTCGTAACTCTGTATTTTCTTCTTTTACTAAATCTTCATTTTTAATAGCCTCAAATCTTGTTTTAAGATCTATTAAGCTACTTGCAGATTCAGCAGGAACACCTTTTCCTGTTAAAGCTAAAAATTCTTTATATCCAAGATCTAAATCAGCTTTTGCAGCTTCTACATTTGCATCAATCTCTTCTCTTATAAGATTCCTTAAAGCATCTGCCTCACCTAATTCTTTAATATTTTTATTAAATTCATCCTCATCAAAGGATGAAAGAAGCCCCTGCTTCACCAAGTCCTTAGCAAAGATTACAGTAAAAGGAGCATCAGAAGATTTTGTATCAGAAGATTGTACGTTGGTGGCAGGGGCCTTTTCATCTTTTTTCTTAACGTCTTCTTCTTCTTCTGTGTCTTTATCTGTCTCAAGGACTTTATTAATATCTATTTTTTTATCGTCTTCAGAACCGTCGTCTTCTTCTTTTTTATCAGGCTCATCTTCAGGTTCTTCTTTTTCTGTGTCTAATGCCGGAAGATTTTCAAGCATAGAATTTATATCTAAGCTCTTATCTAATTCCAACATATCTTCAATACTCTGATCAAATACTCCTTTACTCATAACTGTAATTGTTTTACAAAAATAATATCTAAAAAATTATTAAACAAATTATTTGCAATTTACAAAATCCTGGTATAGCGTAAACTTACATTTATGTATAAGTTTTCTATACTATATCCACTATTTTTTCTTAGATACAACTGGTTTATTGGCTAATTTTTTCTTAATTTCTAATTCTTTTTCTTTTTGAGTTTCTTTAACTTTATTAGCTCTTTTTTGCTCTTCCAATTGTTCTCTCTTTAATTGTGTATCTGCATCGTCAGTATCGTAAGTAATACTATTTTCATTAGAAAACTTACGTTCCTGATTCATAGCAGCTATTTCTAATTTAACTCTGTTATTCTCATCAATCTCATATTTCTTAAGATCTCTATCTGCTTGTTCTTGTGCAGCTTCTGCTTCAAGTTGCATCTGCTGAGCCTCAAGTTGTTGTTGAGCCTGTTGCTGAGCTTGCTGCTGAAGTTGTTCTTCAAAAGCTTCAAACTTACGTTGTAATGCAGCAGGATCTTGAGTACGATAAAGCTCCATAACCATAGAAAGTGTGCCACCGTTCTGCATGAAAGGTTGGACAAGTGCTTTAAGAGTAGCCATCATGTCTTTATCAACAGCAGAATTAGTAGAATAAATTCCATATTCAGACTCTTTAAAAAGCTCTCCATCAAAGTCTAATACATCCTGACTGCCGTCAGATAGAATAAACTGTCTCTTGAACTTCTGATCTTTCCAGGCAATTTTGGCTGTTTCTATATAAGCTTCTATTGCTCTGTTAATAAAATCATCGTGAATACTAAAATATTTAGCTGTTGAAAGACTACTCTGCTTAACACTACGTTCTACTCCTCCAACTGTTTCTCTATTATCTACAGCTCCTTTACGTTGAGGTGTAACTCCCACTATATCAGCAATTCTGTTTTCCAGGAAAGTAAGAATACCTAGTAAATTCTGAATAACAGCTGGGTCTCCTATTTCAACACTTCCACCTCCTCTGTTCATATTACCAGCCAACTTACCTAAAGCAGCTCCTTTAGATCCTTCATTAAATTCATCTTCAAAGATAATTTTCATCTGATCTATAAAGAATAAGAACTGATCCATAGTAAAATTACTAGGAATCATACTAGTAGAAATCTTAGCTATCTTACCTTTATAAGTCTTTAATTCTTCCCAGAGCTTATGCATGAAGAAATTATAAGTTAACTGATAATCTTTTCCTAAACTAACAAAAGATAATGATCTGGCATCATTAGTATTAAAAACATTACCAACTATACCAGGAGCACATTTGCTGGGATTATCCATTGACCTGAACTGAATAGGTCTCGGGCCCATCTTAACATATATATCATCTGCTATCTTGGTAGTCTCATTCCATTCACCAATCCAGATCCATTTAACTGCTTCTTTTTCATCCTCATTAAGGGGATAATCCTCATCTACATATCTTTTCTGAATATCACCACTTTCATCCAGGAAAGTAATAATACCTACTTTTCTCATTCCTTTCCAGAGAACTCTAAGTTTTCTTACATTACCAAAGGAATCAAAAGATCCACCAAACATAGAATTAGCTTGAACACCGGCTGTTATAACCTTTCCTATACCCCCTTGTTGCATAATCCAGGAAGTAAGATCTATAGGCTGATTTATTAAAGTTCTGTTAAATAACTTACTTGAAGCAGCAATATTATAACTATATCCATCTTCCAACTTCTTAATCTGAGAGTCTTTAAGCTCATCGTGATATTCATCAATAATCTGTCCTACAGGTACATATGATAACTCTATAATTAAATCAGAGTCTTCTATACGATAAGAATTTCCACCTCTTATAGTAAATAAATTTAAAGGATTTATTTTTCTTAGAATAGGTTCTCCTCCTGCTATATCAGTAGCAATTATTTCTTCTCCTTGTACCAGTAAGTCTTCAAAGCATTTACTAAAGACTTCCTTCATATTCTGAGAAATGTACCCATAATGAATTATCTGAGAAGCCATAAGCTCTCTTCTGTCCCTATAGTTAAACTTCATCCACTTAGCCTGAGCCTGTACAGCAGCAGCTGCTTCTTCTTCTGAGTATTTTGAGGCAACTATTCTATCTAAAATAGACTTATTAATTAAAGCACTTATTTCTTCCAACTTGGAGTTAACCAAATCAGGATTAGACATTACTATAAGAGGATTAAATTTAGCTTCTCTTTCCTCACCTAGTAATACAGCCATATAAGAATTTAATAATGGATAATTCTTATAATTGTTATTAAACTTAGCCTCAATATTATAAGGATTTATTACGGCTGAGATCTCTTTAGGATCTACTATATTATTAATAAGATTGACATTACTTAGTTTTTCTGCTAAGGTAGCCCTAATCCCATTATCAGTATCATATCCTACAATAGTATCGGCAGCATCAGCACATTCTTTATAATAAGATTCTGTCTTTTGTGCTCTGCTTCTCTTTTGAAATGGGAACGACATTTTCCCTGTATTGCTAAAACTAGTTGCCATATATAATTTTTTTGCAAATTTAAAAATTAAATCTATTACTTTTCAATATTTTTATTTGTGGTATAGCGTAAACTCGATATTGACTTTGCCGGATTGATTATCTTAGTGGGATTTTTAAGAGAAAACTTACTAAACCAAGGATCATCTATTATAGTTTTAATCTTCTCTGAGTATTTATGTTGTTCATATTTCTCACGATCAGCTCTTAAAATCATTAACATTCCCATAGCAGATACACGGTCAAAGTTATCATCAGTATTCCAGGCAATTAATTCTCTTATATATCCTAAAGATCTCACTCTATGTAGATTAAGTATAGAAGGTTTCTCTACTATTTTCCCCAAGTCGTCTACTTCAGGTTCTTCAAAAGGATCATAAGCGGTCGATATTAACCAATCTGCTTGTAGTTTACGCCCCCAGGCATTAATCATTTTATTAGCATTAGTACCTTTTGCACGATTTCCAAAAGCTACTCCTTTGGCATAATCCATATCCCGGAGTACTTGAGGAGTATCACATAAATATTGAAGATTTCTTGTGGTATCAAAATATTGAAATAGTCCTTTTAAGTTGTTTTCATAGTTAGCAATAGCATTATAAAACTTTAATAGTTTCAAACAATTTTCATAGAACTCAGAGGCTAGCTTAGGTCTTCCAGTATACTCTGCTACTATTCTGTCTGTCCAGGTATCAAAGATAAAAATTGAACCCAATGAATTAGTATAATTACCTTCATCAGAATCTATAGGGTCTATACCTGCTATATAACGCCAAATAGGAATATTACCGTCTGTAAGTCTTCTGGGCATCTCAAAGATTTCTATACAACCATTTCTATCTAACTCATCTTTAAGGGGATAGTTTCTTAGTGGTGGATGAAGTTCTTGTTTATCCCAACTGATGCTACCACTTACAGTTGTTTTAAGATGTCCTACATAATGAGCACCTAAAAACTTTGGAGCATCCGGTAATATATTTGCAAGATGATCTTTAAGATCTGATACAGGAAAGATGCTACCTTCCCTTCTCATAATAGCTTCCTGAGGAACTACACACATTTCAGCTTTATGCTGAACTAGTGTATTGGCATCAGTAGAATTATATTTAATATATACTCTCCTTGATACAATTTCAAGTAATGCCCCAAGTACATCTGAATTACCATTATGATCATATTTACCTAACCTATTTAAGTAAGCAGGAAAGAAGAAAGCACAAGTAGAAGTTCCATTTGTATTTTTATCATATACGTTAGGAAGCTCCAAGATGTTATAACCTCCAGGATTATAATACATTTCTTCTGCTCCTTTAAAATCAGCTCCCTCAGTACCTCCAGTACCCCCACCAACCATAGTTCCAAAAGCATAATTACCTTCCTCTACAGACTCCCTTGCCACCATCCAAGCTTTAAGCAAGTTAGGATGTTTTCCCCATTCATCCCAATATATCTTCGGGCCTCTTTTACCCCTAGCCTTATCGGGATCTCCCTGAGTAGTAACACCAATTACTGAGTTATTAGTTCCTTTGGATAAACCATTGGAATCAGAATATCCCATTTCCCAGACCATACTATTCATGGAATCTTTAGATCTCAACCTGGGCCAGGGAGTTGAACTTGCACACCAATCTACATTATCCTCAAATTTATTAAGGATACCGTCTTTTATAAGATATTCTTTTTCAGAGGCTATAGCAAAAGCTTTTACAAACTCTGTATTTGTAGAAGTATCTCCTAATACTAATAACCTACAGAGATCTGATCCTGCCTTATATGAAAATCCCATACCTCTCTTTTTTAAGAGACCGGCATGTTTTCCAACATTTATTGCCTGATTGATGTAATGGAAATAGAGATAATCTCCATCATATACATCTGGGAAATCTCTTTTTCTCTCTGCTCTCTTAGATCCTTCCTTAGTAACACTTCTCAGGATTGGAGAGTAATTTAAATAAAAATAGTGAGGGCCTGTAATCCACTCACCATCAAGTTCTCTTACATAACCATCACGGCATCGCCTGGCTTCTTCCTTCCAGAACTTTGAATATTCTGAATTAGGAGCAGAATTAGGATATAAATTTGTATATTTTTTAAATCTCTGATAATGTAAAGCAGCGGATCTAAAATAATCCATATCCTCCAAGATATGAGGATTAATAATGTCAACTTTTACTCTTCCTAAATCGTCTTTCTCCAAGTCTTTTGTATACTTTCTATCCGAAGAAATAAGATTTTTAATAAAAGCAACAGTATCTATAAATTCAATTATCTCACTGGCTACTTCTCTGTCTAATTTATTAAAATCTAATACAGACTGACATACATTATATTCCATCCTCAAAAGTAGCTTTAGTCTTGCTACCTACTTTATCCTTTTTAGACTCTACTTCTTTCTTAACCATATTTTCTAGGTTGGTAAGATTCTGTAAGATACCTGCACTCCTCTCTATTACCCTAGCTAACTTATCTATATCATAAATAGGTTTTCCTTTGTCGTCAAGAGCCAGAAAGTCCACTTCTCTGAAATAATTTCTCATCTTATCCAAGACTACTTTAGAATCCCTTAATAATAATAAGGGCATTATTTCTTCACTCCTTTTACGATAGAACTCTCTGGCATTCTTAACAACAACATCTTCCTTCCAGGATTTAGGAAGGCTAAGCACACTGATAATCTCTGCTTGTCTTTGTTCCTCATCTACTACATCTGAGAAATCAGACTTAAAATCTTCCATGAAATATATATATCCTAATTCAGCTAAAGCTGTTTCCTTCTGTTTAGTTTTATCTCTGTCCCAGACAGATTTAAAAGGAACTAAAACATAAGCTTCTTCTGAGATAGTAAGTTTATTATCTATTAAATCAAACAGTCTCATCTTTTTTCTTTGCTTTCTTTTTTAAAAGTCTCTTCTTGTTCCAGACAGGACAGTAAAATAATAAAAAATAAGGTATCCTTAAAGAAGGATAGTTCTGCTTTTCAGCATCACATCTATACTTCATTATTATAGTCTGTAAATCAAAAGGAGCTTCAAAAACTTTTTCAACATCAGAAATTTTAAGATTCATTTCCTTTGCTATACTATTAATCAAACTCTTGATTTCCTTCTGCATCATCTTCTTCCAAGCTTTTTAAATATTCTTCTTCTTCTGCAATCTCTCTAAGACAAACAGCACAAATAGGCACTTCATCACCAAAGTTATTCTTTATTTTATAAATTCTTTTGCT